TGCTCGCGGTCCTCGAACAGGGCCTCAAGCTTGGCGGTGATGTCGAAGCTCTTGGTGGGAGCTACCGATACCTCGGTGAGAGCGGGGGTAAACTCCTCGGTCTCTTCAGGTGTGTAGATGCCGGCCACAACCTCGGGGGCGAGCATGCGAACCGCTTTGGATATACAACGAGCGCGGAGCATTGCGGATGGATCCTTGGCCCATCCAGACCCCGGCTTGGCGGGTAGTAAGCCGGCCATCTTAGCGTCCTCGGTGGTGAATGAGATCTCGCAAGAGTTTCCATCGTAGGTCCAGAGAGCGATGGCGGCGCGGCTGTCAAACTGCTTCCAGAGGATCTTACCTCCGCGGGCACGGTATCCGGCGAGCATGGCATCGGAGCGCATGCTGAGGGAGCCGTTGATGATGTGATATTCTCTCTTGAAATCGAACGGGGTCTTCTTCTCGGCGGCGCATTGCCACGCGATGAGTTTACCTTGTTCGACCTTGGTGCAGCCAAGCATTCCGCTGGCCGCGATCCACTCGCCCATCTTCTCGATGGCTGAGATGGGATCTTGGATCTTGGAGTACATCTCGGAGTTATCCGAGGGGGACGTTGTCGTTGCGATTGAGTTGTTCATTGTGGGTTTTGTCGGAGGAGTTCCTCGATTACATCGGAGCGGACACGGATGGTGCGCTTCGTCGCCTTCATGGCTGGAAGTTTTCCTGACCGGATCCACCGACGCACCGTCTCGGGATGAGTCCCGAGGGCCGAAGCGATCTCTTGGACGGTTAGAAGTTTTACGCTCACGCAAGCCAAAGTAGCAGCGTGTTGCAAACTGTCGAGAGTTTTCTTTCGGAAAGTTTACTCGGAGGGTTGTTGGAAGCCCCGGCGAGCGGCGACTGGCGTGAGAGTTTGACCGGATTGCACGAGTTCTCGAACAAACTGCTTCTTGGCTATAAGCAGGCCATCATCGTAGGCGCGTTGCAGGAGCTTGAGTTTTCGCTCATCGCCACCCTGCTGGAAGCGTGGACGCATGAACTCCTGTTCTGCCCGCAATCTGCGGTATTGCCCCACCAATTCGCTGTATCGATCAAACTGTTCAGGAGCCATCCGCTCGTAGGTCTTCTGCTTCCAAGTCAGGCTTGGATTGGGAACTGAAGGGATCGCGCTGTTGTCAGCGGTTCTCCGCCAGATTGTGTAGATCGATGTGTTGAGCGGATCGGCATCGATCTCGCGGGCCTTCCAAGCATTGAAGAACTGGTACACCCAAGGGTTGCTGCCCTTTGGAGTCTGTTCAACGGCTTGTCCCCAGAGATCCCGGCGCACCGGCATAGCGTTCGGATCCTTTACACCAGGGATGGCCAACCCAAGGGCGGCGTACCGCTGATTGAGTTCATCGACGGTATCCTTGATGAAGCTCTGGCCACCGATTACCGGCAGCTTGTCGCGTTCAGCGCGGCGGACAGATCCCAAGACGGCTGGAGCCAAGGGCGTTGCAGCGGTGACTGCAAGATTCTTGAGCCAGCGATCCATTGAGTTACTGGATTCCTGCGAGAGCAGCTTGATGAAGTCGCTGGTTCCCTTGAGGAACTGCTGCTCCATCACGAAGTTGAGTCCAGAGGTTGGAACGCCTTTGAAAACCGTGGTCATCAGCTCCTCGTTGGTGCGTCCACGTTCCGATTGCCGAAGGGCTGTTCCAGCCATAATTCCCAATGCGCCAGCGGTTCCTAGCGAAGAGAGATCGACAACGGTGTCTCCCCCCTGAAACTCTGTTTTACCCCCACCAACTAGCCGTTTGACCGCTGACAGGTTGATCGTGCCTGGAGGCATCACGCCACCAGCTTTGGCCAACTCACGAGCCTTGTTGGTCTCGCCAGCGGTATCAAGGTTCGGGGTGATGATCCCTTTGTGGTAGAGGTAACCAAAAGCCGTTGTAACCATTGCTCCGACAGCGATTCGAGATGCCGCGATATTGCGCTCACGAGGACTCATTTTGCTCCAATCCTGCAATGCGCCGGCAGGAGTAAACTGGAGAGCCTCTGCGGCTACATTGATGGGAGTCTTTTGGAACAGCGAGATGAGGCGATAGGGAATGTAGCCTGTAGATCCCAGTTCATTTTTTATGAACCGATTGATTCCGGCGACCGCTTTGGTTGCCTTGTTATCTTGTTGAAACACCGATCTAGCCGATTCGGTTTCGATGGTAGCCAGATCATCTTCGGTGAATCCGCGGCGACCGCGCTGGGCTTCCACATCGGTAACGAACGCAAGCTTTGGATCTCGCACGGCGATCTGGATCTGGGCTTCAGATAAACCCTTGGTGCGACCGATCTCGCTGATGATGCGGGCGCGTTCAGCTTGTCGGAACGGGATGTCTGTGGCCTGAGTGAGGCGAAGCATGATGTCCGGCAGGATGCCGATAGTTGCTTCGGTCAGGTTTCGAGGGGATAGCGCGGAACCAATTTTGCCAGCAGCAAAGTCCTCAGCAATTCGCCGCCATGCCCGCTGGAAGTTGAGCGGGTTACCAATGCTGGTTCCCAACTCATACGGCATTGCATTGGATCCTTTTAGAAGGGTCTTAGCAACGGTTGGAAACGATCTCCCGATTGCATCGATTCGATCAACAGTACGAGCGCGGATGTTGAAGGAGTTGTTCTTGTCCTTTGAGAAGGTCGCGTCGATGAGTGCGGCACCGGCATCTCCAAGCTCACGCAAAGGGTAATTGATGGCATTACCCACTACGTTGCGGACGATGGATATTGGTCCCATTACGGAACCCTGGACCATCGAGATGAACAAGTCCGCGGCATCGGCTGGATTGATCTTGGAAATTGCCTCGTTGAGGATGACATCGATCTCGGATCGTTTCGCATCGGCCAAGTCCAGTTGCTTGATGCTCTGGTTTATTGCAGCGACATCATTGGCAGCGAACGCATCACGGGCAACGCGACCTGCGGCCAGGACTTCATTGTCGGCCAGCTTTAGCCTGCTCGAACCGTCCATCAAGATAGCTGCCTGTTGCTGGGTAAGAGGCGGTCGTTTCTTATTTGCGAGCGAATCTTGAACCAGCCGAACCAACCCCTCTGGAGTGGAGGAATTGAGGAGCTTGAACTGATTGATGAGCTGACCCCAAGTGGTTCCGCTTTTGGACAGAGACAACGCAGTGCTGCTGGCCCCAGCCATATCACCTGAATTGATCTGGCGACTGAATGTTTCCATTCCAGAAGCGACCCTGGTGTTGGACTCTGTATCTGCCATATCAGCAGCGAGCTGAGTCATCGTCATCGAAGATGCGCGATCAACCACCTCGTTCACCTTCTGCTGCTCGTATTGCGATTCAGGAGACTGGCGTACTGTTTGTCGCACCTCTTCAGGAACTGACTCAGCCTCGGCAACACGCCCTGCGAACTTGCGGGTCTTTTCCTCGGGCCGTTGGAAACGCTGTTCAGTTGCCTTTGGAGCGGTCACCCCCTTCCAAGGAACTGACTCGGTGGTTGCGTAGTGCATCCACGCGATAGCGTCTTCGGGTGAAACCTTTCCAGTGAAGAGTTGCTTGGTGGAAGCCTTGAAGGCGTTGAACCAAGACCGGATCTCACTACGCTGGATGTTCGGGATCTGCTCTCCGAATGATTGGATGAGACCTTCTTCAAGAGCGATTTCCTGGGCCTGCTTAGGCGTGAGCTTGCCTTCCTGAACCTCAGCATTGCGGGCCAGAAGCTCGCTCTTGTAGGCGGGGGTATCTTGAGCGGATTCAAGCAGAGACTTCCGCATGGAAGGATTAGTGACCCCTTGGAACACATCGTGACCGATTTCATGGATGGCCGTGTCACGAGTGGCCATCAACGGGTTAACGCGGACGATGCGGTTACCCGTATCTGGATCAGACAGGTACATACCTCGGATCTCGGTTGATCCAATGAACGGACGATCAAGCTCGATGGTTAGATTTCGGCGAGCGGCGATCTGGGCGGCTGCATCTATGTCGGGCTGAGTGATCTTTGCGCCTTCGCCTTCGCGTTGAAGTCGGCCAGATATTGTGTCGTAGACCTCTTGTGCAGCATCGTAAGTCTTTGGAAGAATGTCTTTAAACCCAAGAGTCTCTGATTCTTTCTTTCGAGCCAAAGACCTTTGAATCTCACCCATCTGCTCTTCAGCAAGTCCACTTATCAGCTTGTCGCTTGTCTCGTTTATTTTACTAATGCTTTCGTATGCAGACTGTAGTGACTCTCCGTATTTATTCTGAATGAAGTTAGGAACTTGATCTGGAGTTTTAGATACATCATTAGCGTTAGGCTCTTTTGCCAACGCATCAATAGTGTTTCCAAACTCATCAACCTTGAACCTAGCTGCCTTTTCATTGATGAAATCAGCGGTTGGTTCAGTGGATGACTTCCACCAATCACTTTCTTCTTTTGGTTGAGAAGGCTCAGTCCGAGCGGGTTCAGCGTCAATTTGCTTTCCAATCCGAGTCCTAGCCTCTTCAAGATCCAGCTTCTGAAGCGGAGCGTCTTGAGGCCCTTCCGACATACCAAGCTTACGTCCCAACCTAGTTGGACGATTGAAGAGGGTGCCAAGTGCAATGTCCGCTGCGAGCCGGCCACCGGAAAACTCTCCTCCTTGAGCCACATCAGCGATCTGCTGACCGGTAGATTGAGCGACGTTGGCCGCGACGTTCATGGCAGGCTCAACAAACGCCGGCTTGGTGATAGCCTCACGAAGCGTAGTCTGACGAGTCAGTGGCCTACCAAGTTCGCTGAGTCCTTTCAGGGATGGGCGAGCGGTTAACGCGGTAGGAACAAATCCACCAACGTAAGAAGATACAGGCTGTTCTTCTTGAGCTTGTGATAACTTCTGAAGCGTCTCAGGAGAGTACCTCTCAAGCAGTGCTTCCTGAGCTTTGCTGGTAGCGTAAGCAGCCGCAGCACCTGCACTCAACGCGCCTAAACCTCCGCCTACAAGCACTCCAACAGGACCAAACGGTGCGCCAAGCAAGGCTCCACCCTTACCACCTGCCACCGAAGCAGGAATAGCAGTGAGAGAAGGAGCAACGCTGACAGCAGCCGATCTAGCTCCAGCTTCAAGCTTACCCATGATTGGGCTTTCAGAGACGTTTCCTTCCGCATCTATGTCATAAACCTCTGGATCAAGTTTGTTTTCGATCAACCAATCACGTTGGGTTTTTGTCATAATATTACGTCCTAATTTGTCTTATAGGAGTAAGGAGCAAACGGGGATTCAGCGTATCCAACAGCAAGCGGAGATTTAGGAGCAGAAGGATTAGCCATCTGAGCGGCTGACTCATTTAGAGCTTGCATGTATATACGGTTTTTAACCTCTTGAGGAAGGCTGTTCCATTGTTCAGTTGGGAATTGATCAGCAACAACAGCTTTTGCCCCTTTGACAAAAACACTTTCAGCCCCAACTCGTTCAGGTTGAATATTTAACTCAGAAGCCACCGCTGCATTAAACGGACTTGTAAGTGTCTGTTTGGCACCATAAGTAGAAGCACCGCCTCGACCTTCTAATGCAGAAAGACGTTTTCCGGTTTGAAGGAACTGCTCACGAGGTGTCGGTGGTCCGTACATATCAGGTTGAGCCGCAACCTCTTTTGCAATCATATCGGCAACCTCTCCTCTTGGTTTTCCACTCCCTCTTCCTACCATTGGATCTCCAGGGGTTGCAGCAGGGGCTTTAGGAAGCGGCTTTGCAGTTGTAGCACCAGCACCAGCACCGCCTCCGCTCAAATCCGCTTGAGATGAAACGCCATACGCTTTCTTCATCTGATCAAGTTGAGGGGCAATGTTCTGAATTTCATCAATGGGCATGTCACCGAAATCAACATTGAATGACCTGCCATCCTCTGTCTCCCTCATTGAGATTTTATAAGGAGAGTTCTTTCGTTTAGTAAATACATCAGGATTTGCGTCTTGATACTTTCTAACAAGATCAGCGGGGCCTTGAACACTTACTTCGCCAGAAGCACTTCTGCTAACAAACACTCTTCCTTCATCTTGCTTTGCCTGTCTGGCTTCTGCTTTATTACGCATTGAAACATCAGAGGCTCCGGCTATGCGTCGAAGGGTATTTATATCTAAACTAGAATAATCAGGCATAGTACCTGATTCAATAGCTGCTTTCTCAGTCGCACCCATTTCCGCTTGAAGTCGGCCAATCAATCCCGCCTTTTCAGCAGCTTCTCTTTCGCCTGTTACAAGCTTTTGAACACGAGCTTTCCTGCGTCCAATTTCTTGAGCCTGTTCAACTGGTCCAATATTTGTTTTGTCGGCTCCGGTCAAAACCTCTTCAGCACCAGTGACATCAAGCAACTGTCTTCGTTCCTCAGCAGCGGTTCGACCCGCTTCAAGCTCAAGCTGCCTCTTTAGCATTTCAGCCTGCTGATTCTTCACTCGCTCCATCAACCGCTGCTCTTGCAAAGCAGAAAGATCCTCTTCCATCAACGCTCGTTTGGCGGTTCTTTGCTGGCGGATCTGCTCATTGGTTCCAGTGAATTCTCCAGCGATTCCACCGGTGAGCATGGACAATCCCTTGAGCAGCGGGTTGACGCGCTGGTTAGCCTGCTCTTCAAGCTTCCTTCTGATTTCGTCTGTAGTAGCCATAAGGTTATTGGAGTTCGTTTAAAATTGATCGACGAGCTTGTCTTCCGCCCATGCTCCGCATCGCCGCTGCAAGGATCTCATCGGGATCATAGTTGATATCCTTGAAGTATCCTGGTGATAGAGACTCAATCATCTTACGGGTCGCAATCGGAATTGTAGTGGGTTCAACAACAGGACGCACGATTGGTTGCCTATTGATCGGTGTAACCGGAACTATTGCAGGAGTAATCGGAACAACCGGCTTAGGCACAACCGGTTTTTCAGGAGGAGTTACAATCGGGAACGTAATCTTTGGAGGCTCAACAAGTTCAGGAATCTTTACTTCAGGCACTATAACGGTGGGCGGAGGAGTTGCCGGAGTAGAAACAACAGGACTTGGTGTAAATATAGAAGGAGGAGCCTCTGTTTCTGGAAGTGCAATAACTTCTGGAGGTGAAGTCACAGTAGGCCGGACGTTAGGCCCCTGTAGATCCATCTTGAACTCGGTAAGGTATTTGTTCTTGTTCTCGTCAGTAATTAGTCCATCACCAACCTCAACACTCTCAGTTGGTTCTCCGCCTCCACCTGTTTCAACTTCCTGTGAAGGAGGTTGGGTGGGGGTTGTGAAAGACGGCTGATCGATAGTTGATGGATTACTCAGGTCAGGTTCATAAGCACTGACCACCTTCGGAGTATCGTATCCGTAAACAACGTTTGGAATTGGTCCAAGCGAAGGTCTTTGAGTGACTTGAAATGAAGGCAAGCCTGTTGGCCTGCGAATAACCTGATTCGAGTAAACAGGAGTTGGAGCCGGCTCTTGAGAAGTTGGAAGATTAAGCTCAACAGGAGGCTGGAGATTTTCGAGCGCGATGAGGTATTTCTCGAACGGAGATATTGGTTCGCTTATGGCAGGAGGGGGCGTAACCGGTGGAGCAGGCGTTTCTCCTCCCGGTATAAAGAAGTAGTTTGATCCGGTATCGTTTGCCATAGATTAAGGTCCTCCAGCGAATCCGCGGAATCCTTGACCAAGATTTGAAATGCCGCTCGTAAGCCCTTGAAAAACGGACAATGGGGAACCCGCTTGCGAAGCTTGGAACGCACCTTGAGCGTTGGATAGCGCGAAGTTGCTGCCAGTTTGCAGAAGCTGACCCGGTCCTGCCTGCTGCATTCCTTGATACAACTGCGGAGTTGCAAACGGAGAAGCACCCTGTTGAAGACCACTTAGCTGAGCAGCTTGAGAGACGATCGGCTGAAGTCCCAAAGCGGACTGGATATTCGCAATGTTCTGTTGCTGGGTACCCTGACGTTGCTGCTGCGAAGCCATCTGGCCTGCAAAGCTCTGTTGCGCCGCAGTGTTCCGCTGACCGGTGGCCGCAAGGATGTTCTGGAAGGCTTCCTGAGATTGGCGATTAGCGACATCACTGCTGGTCTGACCGCTCTGAAGTAGGCCAATAGCTTGCTGCCGGCGTTGGACATCGGCGTTAGAGATGGCCTCGTTTACGGCGCGGGATTCGCGGAATGCCGAGAGGTTACCAAGGAGATTACCAGTGGAAGTTCCGCGGGCGCGAGCAGCCTGTTCCGCACCTCGGATCATGGCTGGATCAAGCGTACCGGCTTGAGCGAGACCGGCACTGATTTGGCGTTCAAGGTTGCTACGGATTCTTGCAGCCTCACCAGTGTCTTGAGGACCACCCGGCATGCCTACTCGCTCGTAGGAAGGGGCAGCGATGGTTTCCTCGGAAATTGGGCGAGAACCTATATCCTTCAGGAACTGGGCGTAGAGACCCGGCTGACCTGGCTGACCATCTTTAGCTGCTGTTCCATAACGCTCAGGATCAAGAGCTTGAAGTTCAGCGCGACGTTGTTCAGCGAACTGAGTGCCGTATTCCTGAGAGGCTTCAAGTTGACGTTGAGCTTGAATCGGGACCAAGTCAGCCAACGCTTGGCCGATAGCTTTAGTCTGAGCAACATCAGATGTTTTGCTAAAATCAATGTCCTTGAATTGGCCTGTTTCTTTTCCATCTTTATAGATTGGAACCGTAACAATACCTCCAATTCGTGATGCCGCCTCGATCTGCCGTTGAAGCGGAAAGGTTTCGATTGAAGCCATGACGGCCTCACGGTTTGCCGCCGCCAAGTCTGGTGCTTTATATGATCCGCCCATAAGAAATCCTCTTGTTCATCAGGAGTTTGAAGTACCTGTCGAAATCGTACAAACGGGAAATGCCTTTTCTAAAACCACCCAGCTTGGTGACGTTTTTAGAGCATAACCGCATCATGGCCAACCAAAGGGTTTGAACCGCATACGGCTCGGTGCCAATGGCAATCTCGATCCACGCGATGTGACCGTCTGGGAAGTTGTTATTGAGATCCTCGGATTCCTCGATGGAGTTCAGGAATCGAACAGCTCCCACCCCGACGCACTTTCCTTCCTCGTTCTTCACAATGCCAATCAGCTTCTTGGCGTTGAAGATCCCGATCCAGTTGAGGATTTGATCCTCAGTCCATGAGGAGCAAGTTGGCCAATGCTCTCGCAGTAGCTTGGCCGCTTCAATGTTTGTTGGATGTGCGGTCATTGCTGAGGACGCACCGAGTCTACGAAGCCGGAAAGAATGGTGGATTGCAGAGACAAGCGACCAGCGTCTGCGGTTACCTTGAATTGCAAAGTATTCCAACGGCCTTGGCTGATCAGGTTATAAGCCTTCAGGAACTTCTGGCTTGAGGTGATCGCCAGCGCGGAATCGAGCGTCACGAATGTGTCCGACATATCTTTGGCCAACGACACTGCGGCGGTCGTGGTGGCGGTAGTGTACGGGTTATCGAAGGCGAACTGAACGCTGTACCCGATCTTGTCGGGGATAGGTTCGTTGAGGTTGTAAGCCTTGGTGATAACCGTGGATTCGTAATTCGCACCGCCATCGGTGTACGCGGAGCTTGAGACCGGCGACAACCGGCTGTTCGGGAGGTAATCGTTGAATGACCAGACTTGGCCCGCTCCCGCTGACACCGAGATAATGTCGCCGGCAAACATGAGGACGGGTCCAAATGTTGAGAACGAGGTTGGGATGAAGTCGTTTACGATCCAGTTGTCCCAATATCCAAGCCAAGAGCGGGCCAGTGAGTGGTACACGATGACCGCGTTGTTCTCGTTGAGCGCACCTTCGAGGGCGATATCGAGGCTGTTCTCGGTCAGGAGCGCGTACTCGGTTTCGATTCCGAGGATCGCTGGTTCCTCGGTAACGAACGGAACCGCCAACAAGTATCGGTTGTTCCAGAACACACCGTCGCAGAGGTCGAGCTTGGTCTTGTCGATGCGACTGATGAGGTCGTTGATCGGGCTGGAGAGCGCGAGACCTACGCTGGTCTGGGTACCGGCTTGGATCTGTTGGAGAGATCGGATGCCGTCGCGAGAGAAGAAGAATACGTCAGGACCAACCGCGGTGATGGACCGGTGCGATGAGCAGCCGATATTGCCGCTGATGAGTGATATGGTCCAATCGGCAGCATCCTGCGTAGGATCGGCATTTACGCTCCAAATAGAGCGTTCCTTGAAGACGATGAGTTGATAGCC